GTAGCCTGTCGTGCTAAAAAAACCCCCTCATTGAGCGCACCTTTGCGTAAGTTGCATGACTTGCATAACACCCTTAGATTCTCAAGGCTATGGTCTCCACCATTCTTGCGTGGAATGATGTGATCGATATGCATCTCACCCTCATCTGTGCCACATAACTGACAGAATCTACCATCACGCATGAACACGCGTTCGCGTTGCTCGCGGTAACGCCTACTGTTCAGCTTGTCTAATGCCATCCTTTAGCCTTCCAATGATTGAGTGCTATGCATGGCTCACCATACCTATGCCCTATATAGTCTAAGCCCCATTGTATCTGGGTATAACCATCTTGGTCTTTAAGCCATTCACTTCTACCTTGAGGAATACCATAGTGAGATCCATTAGCTGCTTTAGGATTCCATGCTGATTCTTTACCATAGAGTATGGCTAAGCATTTATACTGCTTTAAGTTATAACCTAATTGATGATAAGCAAACTCTTTATATGTTACATATTGCATTGGTTTAGATCCACCTGCATTAGGCATGATGCATAGAGCTATCCCAATAGCTACTAGCACCCCGCGGGCTATGCCTCTACGAGGCCCGCGGTGAGCCTTTGAGAGGCTCTGCGCCGTTAGCGTACCATCGATGTCAAATCTATTTGTAAAAGTCCTGCTCAGAACGGTGTTTCGTTTCATGATTACCCCCTGTGGATAACTTCTGTGGATAACTATTTATCCGTTGAGTAAAAGCCCTTACCCTTAAATACTGCTGGAGTAGCTGCTATTAACTTGACCATTGGCTCATTGCAATAGGTGCATGGAATCATTGGTCGATCGTGCCATCCATGATAGATCTCTTGACTAAGATTGCATCTTGTGCATTTGTAGTCGTAGGCTGGCAAGTTAAGCACCTCTTTATCATGTAAGACCCACAGCCTGTGCAGCGGTCAATGTCTGCTTCTGTGGGTTCGCTGGATAGATGACCGTATTTTAATACGAGTAGTGGCAAAAGATCCTCAAGTCGGATTATCGCGGCATACTCACGCGCATCCTCACCCTGTCCGTTGAGTCTAATAACTCCGAAGCCTAATTCCCCCGAAATGGCTGTCCGAGCTTTTAATTGTTTAATGTATGCAAGAGGTTGAAAACCAGCGCGGGCTTTGACTTCAACATCAAACGGTACATTGACAATATCCTTGCCACTACCCCTTCCCACACATGCGCCTTGCCAGACAGTCGATAGGTACTGTGCGACAACACGCTCTGTGCGGAAACCTCTGTGCTTCCTATGTTGGGTCATAGGTGATGCTTATTCTCACAATTCTTGCAGAAGAATAGGACGGCTCCATCATGGATGCGATCATATTCATTTACCTGGGTAAATGCATCGCACTCCGAGCAATTCTCTACGCCACCATATCCGCTAAAGCTGTACACATGGCGATCTACTGGAGATCGATAAATCTCTGGAAACTCAGCCATTGTTGAGTCCAGTCATGTATCCCATAGCCACTCCACCAATAAACAGAAAGAGCACCAAGAACAATAAAAGCTGCTCTTTACTATCCATTGACTGTACTACATTTCAAGCATTGCCATGAGACTGTGCCATTGACAGCATCCTGTGACAGATCCACCAGATTCTTAATCTGAACTGGCTCATTGCATAATTGACATGGCACAAAGGCTGACATTAAATCGACCCATTCACCATTGATTCTAATTCCGATGTTTCCCATTAAACTCTCGCTTTCTGTGGTTGGAACTTTCCATCTGATCCAAGGTTGTACCACTTGGTAGGGCAACGATGAGCTGTTGAAATGGCTGAGTTACAAAAGTAGCCACCCCATGCCTTACCATTCTTCTCACCCTCACGCCATTGCATGTGCCCATGCTCGCATGATGGAGCTTCAACGGCTTCAGGTGTTCCCATGATTGCCGTAACTGTTTTCATTGCTTTGTCAAGTGTGACAGGCGCATCTACTACTTTGTTATATTCATTTACTGGAGTAGTCCAATAGTCCTGATCATCTGCCTTGACTTCTTGAACAGGTGGCTTAACTGGTTTAGCAGCTACTACTTTGGTCATTTCTTCTCGGCTTGGTCTCTTTCCTTTAGGCGCATAACCTGCATTTGCAAGTGCTCTGCCGATTGCCGAAGTCTCGCAATTCTCCAATGCTGAAGTCTGATTAACGCCTCGGCTAGTAACTGTTTCCTCAGCGTACCCTGTTGCCCATGCAACGCTATCTTCAGCATTCTTAAATAAATACGCCTTAACAATATATCGAGTAGCCTCGACAACTTCCAACTCAGTTGATATGCGGAACGCTGGATAATCCTTAATAAACTTTTCAAGTCTCACCTCGACTGGTTCGTAATCGGCTAAATTAAACATAAAGATCGTTTTCCTCTGTAGCTAGTTGCCCTGCAAGTGCGCCATACGAGCAGAGATCGACCCAGTTATCGATGTGTTGGGCTGATTGATTAGTCCTTGCAAGTTTAACAAGCACCATGATCCCTGCCACTTGATAGTCGTGAATCGGTGTTTGTAAGTATGCTGAGAGCAGCATTGCGGTGTGTTGCAGGTTATCCGCAGGGTGACCGTATGAAAGCCCACGGTCACGGATCGTGTCGGTTGCGGATAAGAGGATCTCACTTGCTTTCATTCCTGCCCCTTGAAGCTGCGACCACGATGGTATCCATCTCGTACGCCCTTTTCATAGCTTCTGCGCTGTACATCAAAGACGGTGATGGCAAAGCCGATCAACATCCCGATAATGCAGATTAATAGTAGCTTGTCTGTGTTTGACATCTTATACCTAACTGCAAGCAACGCCCTTGGCTGCTTACTGAATTAGTGTGACAGATCCATCCGACTAATCAAGCACATTCATATAACGAAACGATAACGATTATCTAGGTCTGCCGTAAGACTTTCCAGCCACAATAAATGTGCCGTCTTTCTCGATGTGGATGAGATCCACCTGAACCTTAGCCTTATTGACATAAATAATGGCGAATGCCTGTTGCCAGTTAGCCACGCCCTTAGTATAAGCAGCTTGCTTGAAGTCCATAAGATTGCCTACCTCAACACCATGTAGGACACGCCCTATACGCCCCCCAGAAGCCTCTGAGAAGGCTGATCTGCCTGCTCTGTGGGTATGACCTGAGATGACATTCTTTCCGTGCCTACGAGCCGCCTCTAGGGCTGATAAGCCCCCCTGTGGCTTGATTGGTGTGTGATCTCCGTGGACTGCAATCCAGTTAGGTGCAATAGGCATTGGATTCTTATGAAAGGTTATGCCTAACTCATCGAATTTCATAAACTTTTCAAAGCGCAGTTCTGGCAATGCTCCGAACGCTGGCACTTTAGCCATGATGATGTTATACAGGCGATCTGTGTGATTGCTACGGATGCAATCGGTTACGCCTAACTCCCACAATAGATCAACAGCTTCATTACGGTCATCATCTAGGGTCTGGGCATAAGAACCCATGCGCCCTTCTTCCCACTTGCTTATCTGGGGTAGGTCAATCTCATCGCCAATAGTGACAATTTGATCAGGCTTAAACTTTTTGATGAAACTAGCAAGGTTACGGGTTGCAACCCTGTCATGATAAGGAACTTGAAGGTCACTCACTACGACAATTCGCTTAATCGTCATCCTCATCCTCGTAATCACCGAACCGCTCTGGCTCGATAGGATCTGGCAAGATCCACCCAGGATAAGAATCTACGACAGATAACATGTAAAGAGCGCGATCCTCGTTGAAGCCAGCCTTACGCAATGATTGGTAGTACTCATGTAACCCAATGCAGTAAGCATCGAGTTTAGAGTAACCTTGATCCTCTAGCGTTTTAGTTGCTTTTCTTGCCATGATGAAATTATCGCTCTAAGAGGATGTTATAGATCTCATCGACACGCGCATGGAGTCGCTTAATCTCTGCAAGCAGGTGAGTAATGACAAAGCCAGACAAGCCACCAAGTGTGACTAGCGTGGCGATGTAGAGCTGAAAGAAATCCGTCTGGCTCACTTTTTATCTACCTCGTCAATGGCTGCCTCTAGCGCATCGACAATAATGTCGGCTGCTGACTTACGGGCGCGGTATGACTTGATGGCTTGGCGTAGTGCAGGGATAGCAGCAACACCGGCAATGCCAGCAATGATGAGAATGAAATTGTCCATTAGTTTCCGCCTAACATAGGTACTTGATAAAATTCGCCCAATAGGTCAGCTTCTTTCTTAAAGCTGAAGTGCGCGTGTTTCGTGTGTTTGTTAGCCCCTGTGTATTTACGCCATTTCCAGTTAAGGATGGATGAGCAGATACGCCCATCAAAGATGATGTAACTGATTCGCTTCTCTGACTTAGACTTGCAAGCAAGACGAACCTGATCGACAAGGTCGCCCATGATGTCTGGCTTTCCGCCTTTGTGTAAGTCGCGGTCAATGTCAATGGCACGAACCCAGCCCTGCTCATCTGGATTATGATCAGACTTCCGAGCAGAGTGTCGGGTATCACCGATCCACCCATCCGATAGCCGATCTCTATCTGGGAAGGTGTCATCAAACTGTTCGCGTAGCTGTATCGCAGCCTTACTTAGTTTCGGCTTCATTTGAAGATTTCAGATAAGCTTGATAATCAATGTTGCCTTCATTGATTGGAATAATAGTAACCATTTCGCCCACAGTTTTTTTAATGTAAGTCGTTCCGTTGATGTCAATTATTTCATACATATTATAACTCCGCACTAAATTCTAGGATTCGATCAGGGACAATCTTAATTGAATTAGGAACCGGTGAAAAAGTTGCCGCACCTAATTATAATGTTCCAGTTGTCTGTGTACTGACAAGAGTAACAGTAACTGTTCCAGATTTTGTAGACCAAGAAATTTGAGCTTGTACTAAACCCCATTGATTTGTACTTGGACTAGTTGAATAACTTGCATTTGAGACATTCGTAGATGCAGATGGCACTATTCTCATCGTTACTGGCAGAGGAATTAACACACAGATAGATGAACCAGAAGGTGCAACAGTTGTCTCAAATTCGCCTGGTACTCTGTAATAATAACGCTGGCACAACGCTAATTCTCCACCAAATGTTCCTGTCGCAGTCTCAAATGGAGTTGCCTTTGATCCGTATTCTAACTGCACACCCCAGATGTCTGTTGAAGCATTCAGAGCTGTACCGCATCGAATGTAAAAGTTTAGTTGTGAGTTTGTTCCAATGGTTTTACCTGAGATGCTAGACAGGGCAACGGTAAAACTAAAACGCTGCCATGATGTAGTTAGTGATGCGCTACCCATTGAAAGATACTGAACAGTAGCCGATCCACCTGAACCAAAGTTTTGTTCTGCATAAATGAATGATGAACGCGCAGAATCTGCTTTTGCCCAAAATGAGAATGTTACAGTCTGACCTGCGAAAGTACGAACATCCTCAATCGGTTGAAATATCTGAGTAAAAGTCGTACTACCAGCAGAAGTTACCAGATGGCGCAAAAAGTATTGGCTTTCGTATCCTGCAACAGGTGCCGCTCCAGCCGTAAAAGCTTGCTGGCTAATTGTTGCCGTACCACTACCATCAAAAGCGTACTTGAATCG